AGCAGGACGCGCGCCTCCACTACCCTGAGGCGCTGTGGCCTGGCCCTCAACAGGTGCACCTTGTGGGTTGCCGATGTTGCGAGACGTCGTAGGATCACGAGGCGGAAGGTCGAACTCGTCTCGCATCTCGTCCTCGAGCTTGTCGTCAGGAGTGAGCGCACCAGACCCAACGAGATTCCTGAGAGCGAACGAGATGGTACGCCACGTGTCCTCTTCACCAATGCGGCGCGCCTTAAGCTTAGGGTAGCCATTAGGAACCCTAGGGAAGTTGTAGTCCACGAGCTGCGGAATGCAGTACGAATTGAACACGTCTTCGACGCACTCAGCCAGGAATCGTGTCGACCTCATGAACATCGTGTGGTCGTCATCCTTGCCTGAGCGACCAGTTTCGGTGTCGATGAAGTTTCCGAGCACGTTCATTTCAATCTGGTCATCGTGGTAGTTCAACGAGTCCAGTGCATTGACTGGCTGTCCCTCGAGCTTGGCGAAGACCAGGTCCCAGTTCGGCGGCAGAATAACGTGTGCACGCTCGTTGGTACGCAGATTACGTCCGAGGTTGTCTGCCAGGCGACGATCGTTTTCACTAAATCCCGGAGGAAGCTTAATGATCGGGATACCGATACCATGACGCTCCTTCTGGATCGCGTCGATCTTCTCCAGCTGCTGCTTGTAATACCAAGGCTTGTACGCAGAACGAAGGAGCGACAGGCCAGTCATATCGCCGCCTTCCTTCTCGAACGTGAAGACAGCAAGCTTCTCGATCGGAATAAAGATGGTGCTCAGAATGCTGTAGTTGTACATCTGCACACCTGCAGGACCACCCTTGTCGTCAAACTCCCAGTACAGTACATCGAGAGGGTGACGAGGGGCAAACTTCTGCCAGCACATCATTCCAGGACGCATCGGGTGCTTGTTCGTCCAGACCTTCTCGAACATGTAGTACCCGAACTCCAGGCACAGCAGCGCTTCCGTCAGCAGCTGAGGCCAGGAGTTAGACATACCTTCGAACAGGTTCCAGGACACGAAGTCAGCAATTGCTGTGTCCTTCTTACTGTCTGAAGCAGGCTTAATGAACCAACGAGCAGACAAGACAGGAGTCTTCATCAACCGCAGAGTCGACCGGACGGTTGAATCGGACCTGCGCATCTTGTCATAAGTGCGCAGACCCTGAGCCTCACGCAGGTCTGGGTTGTATTCCTGCCTAAGGAAACTCAGGTACGTCGAAGGACTAGTAGTACCAATCTCATTCAAATCCGGACGCCCAAGAGTATTCTGCGCCGATCTGTCAGCCATTAGGACGACCGACTGTCCGTCGGGATCAGTAACGGTATCGACGAACTCGTACTTCTCGAGTGCCTCAGCCCAGGTAAGCTGACTACCTTCTACTTCTTCGGTAGTGGTCATGGTGTGTACGTCCCAGCCCTAGAACCTGTACGCGACCACTTAGGAACGCCGACAGAAGCAGTTCCGAAGGTGGTACCAGTATGGACGAGCCTCACAATCGGAGCAGTATCCGTAGCAAAGCTTGTAACAGTCCCCGGAAGCAGCTTGCCACCGGAAAAGACATTAACGTGGCTATTGATCTTCAGCTTCCGGGTAGCCATCAGAGGCCCCTGCTGTGGTAGGCACCAGTCTGCTTGGTTGTGGTAGCGGCTGCAACGCCGTGAATCAGTCGACCACTCTGCAACTCAGGCACGAGTAGGGAAGCGCTGTTCGCAGCAGGTGCAGCAGTGCTGACAACAGGTGTGATGCTACCGTCGTCAACGAACACGTTGCTCACCTGCTGCTTCATGAACAGTTGGGAGCCCGTACGACCGTAGAACCGGTAGGCGGTTGCGCCAGAAGTCACAGGTGCCGTAACAGTCACAGTAGAAGTACTACCCGTAGTGACCTGGTTAGCAGTAGCGCTAGCTAAGGTCTCAACACCATTCACAATTGCCGTGTTGCTGTACGTGTAGGTACCAGCAGCAAGCGTACCACCAGAAGTAGCAGTGCCAAGGGAAGGCGCAGCAAGAGCAGTGCCCGCATTGCCCAATACAATAGCAGACATAGAACGACCATTGGCAAAGATGTACTTGACCACTTGCTGGAGGACAGTCTTTGCAGCCCTGAGCGGCATGTTCCCTCCTAGAATATTAATTCGGATGCCACGAACATGCCGTGGTCGAGTTCAGAGCTAGGAACCATTCTCATTCCTGACAGCCTGTTAAGGTCACCAGGATCGGGATCACGGTAGGGCGAAGGAAGCACCATGACCTCATCCAGGTGGTGACTTGCGCCCAGAGTGAACAAGTGTACCAGACCGTACCTGATAGCATCCATGGCATGGTCTTCGACCTTCTGACCCATCTCAGGAACGTTCGAACCGTTAACAGGTTCCTTGGACTTGTAGTTGTTGAATTCCTTAATCACGTTCTTGCAGGAGTGATCAACATACAATCCAGGTCGCTCAATCGGGCGCTCGTGCTCATCATACAGCCCTGTCTCGCGCATCTTCAGGGCCTTCTTGACAGTCATTACACCGTCGCGCCAGTTCTCCTTGGCCTTAGGATCCGCGTAGCACCCGACTAACTTTTCGCTGACCGTAACACAGGCTTCCGGATCGGCAGCATCACCAAAGGCTAGGTCCAGGCGGTAGCCCTTAGGCTGTTCCCGTGCCTTCATCTCTTCCAGAGCGGAGTTCAACGTGACAAAGGCCTTGTAGTACTCACGCCAGATGTACACAGTGTCATCAGGTGCGACCTGGAACTCGATCGCTGCCATAGGGTTCGTAAAGCCCCAGTCAAAGGCGATGTAGTTCGGCCAGGCAGGGTTGAACGTGTGCTTCTTGACGTGAACAGTCTCACGCCACTCGCCGTAGATCTTTCCGACAAAGGCTGAGAATTGTGCACCGATTTCCTGTTCAAACCATTCCGTAATGGTGCTAGCCTTGAGCTCCTGGATCTCCGGATCATCAAACCCTGTAGGGTAGATAGCCGTGTTGGACCAGCTAGGAAATTGCCACGACTCGTACAAGGGACGATCGGGATCCTGACCATACTGCCACATCTTGTGTAGCCAGTTGTAGCCCTCAGGAGTAGTCGGAAAGGTAGCAAAGCCACGATAGTCAGTCAGTGCAGGTCGAATGTACTTCTTCCAGGTCTGTTCCTTCTGCTTGGCTGCCTCGGACATGATGACGCCATTGAGAGCGTCACCAACCAGATTCTCTGGATGCTCTGCCGATCGGACCTCTAGGCGCGTCTGCCAGGGGAACTCAATGTACATATCCCCTTGCTTCTTATTGTATGCCTTCTTGATTCGCTTGTCCCTGCCAAAGCCCTGACCAATCATCAGGTCATCCCAAATAACCCGGAACTCCTTCTCGCCCAGGTCATAGGTAGGCCCAACAATCCAGTAACGCGTCTTCGGAATAAACAAGTACGGCTCAAGGTCACGTGCAGCCATCGTGGACTTACCAAACCGACGACCACAACACGGAACACGAAAGCGTGCCTTGGAGTTGTGGAACTTGCGCTGTTCAGGGTGGGGGTGGTAGTTAATCGACTTGAAGTACTTTTCCTTGTCGACAGTAAAACTCATTAGCTCACCCCACAAAGGAACCCAAACCCGGATTCAGTACCATACGTCGTCGGATCAAAGCTGGCAGGTAGTGCGGTAGCACCACTGAAGTAACCACAACGACGCTTAGTCTGTCCAGGGCCTCGCGAGGCAAAGGTATGAGAGTCCACAGGAGCACCTGGAAAGCAGAACTGTTCGTTCGAGTAGCCGCGAATCAGGGCCAGGAGGTAGAAGTACGGAGTGCCAATGCTGACGGCGCCTCCGACAACTGCGCCGCCGCGCCAGCCGATGGCGCCCCATAGAGTACTATCGTCGGCCGTTGCACCGAGCTTGGTGCCTATGTCGTCGTATATGCCAACCTGGTTGGGTGTGGTAGTGCCGTCGTATGCACCTGATGTGCCACAAGCCACCCAGAGGTTGGTCGCGATCCCACTTGCTGGTGTAGGTAGGCGCATGTACCAGATGAAGTTAGTACCAGCCGACTGTGTATTCTGATAGGCTAGGGGGTCGCCTGTAACGGACGTAAGCCCGTATCCGCTAGGAATGTACAGTATGGGTCCGCTACCACTGGCTGCGGGTGACCACTTCATGCCCGTGCTCTGAGTCGAGTCAGTGGTCAGTACCTGGTTGTTTGAACCGACCCCTAGACGGTTCAGCGTCCCAGATGCTGTAGCCACGAGTAAGTCGCCCTTTGCCGTCACTAGCGACGAGGACACCTTACCTGCAATCGAAGTACTCAGAGTGTTCAGGTCAGTCACTAGCTGGGTGACATCGCTCTCAGCGTGCGAGTGGCTTGCAGCTGCCTTGTTAGCCAACGCCGGCACCGTAGGCAAGTCCGCGGTGCCAGCAAGGTCTCCTGCGAGCTTGATCTTACCCTTCGCCGTTGTGGTCGCATCAGGCGTACCTGCCGCGGCAAGGTTATCCGCGTACTGCTTGGTCGCTGCGCCCAGAGCCGTAGTGGGATCGCCAGATAGGATCAAGGCACCTGTCATGGTGCCACCGGTTTTCTGAAGGAACCCCGCAAGGTCAAAGCCAGGCGCTTGCGGTACTGCGACATGGTCGAGCAGCTGTGAAAGAGTGGCACCAGTACCAGCCAATGCAATAAGCACCGGCATGTAAAAGGTCTCGTTCCATTCCTTTGTACGTACCTGCACTTGATAAAACCAACTGGCAGGGCTCAAACTGGTATCATCACTGGCCGGCAAGGAAACCGAAAAGGCTCCATCATTAGCGACACCAACAGGCACAACCCACGTCGTAGGAGTTAGTACAACAGCGCCTGACTTGTGAATCTGCTGCGTCAGCCTAAACTCGATGAAACCAGAGTCAAAGGAACCGTCCCCACGGTAGAGTACATCGTGTACTTGTACGTATGTAATCCCCGGCGCTGTGGGCACGGTTCCCCTCCTTAGAGCTTCAGCTGCTAGCCGGACCGCTCTGTGTGGGCACGTCGGCCTTAGCCTGTGGCACCCAGCACGCATCGCACTTCAGCGTCACGCTAATGCTGTTCGCGTCACCGTGTCCGTGCCCCTCGACTACGTAGCGCAGCCCCCACTGGTCCTGCGAATGCGCA